TAGATGTACCACCTATAGATACATTACCTACTATTGCAGCATTACCAGATACGCAAACAGCACCATCAAATTCAGCTTTGCCTCCAACAGTTAATGTTCCTCCTACAGAAGCATTACCAGCTATGGTTGCTGTGCCACCTACAAAAGCATTACCAGATATACAAACATCATTATCAAATTCTACTTTATCACCAAATGTTTTATTAGTAAATGTTTGTGTTGCTGCTATACCTGCTAATGTATCTGCAGATGCAGGCATTACTAAATCTATATTACCAGAAAATGCTGAATGTGCAGGTGCTTTTAATGCAGCATAATGTGCGTTACCTGACTCACAATACATTCTAAGTTCTGATTGTGAACCACCATTTTTTAAATCAATAATACCACCACCAACACTTACTGTGCCACCTATAATAGCATTACCACTTACTGATACATCATCTTTAAAATGTGAATAACCTGTAACACTTAATGTAGAACCTAATTGTACTGCTCCTGCTATTGTGGTATGACCACCTATATTTAAGTCTCCGGATACAGAAACATTACCTGCTACATCTAGTGTACTACCTAAAGATACAGCTCCTGCAATAGTAGCATGACCTCCAATATTCATATCACCAGATACAGAAACATCACCTTTAATAGTAACTGTAGAATTAAAATTAGCAGCACCATTTACACTAACTGTGCTTTGTAAATGTGCAGCACCTACAACTGTAGTAGTACCACTTACATATAAATTACCACCTATAGTGGCATTTGAAACTGATATATTACCTTGAACAACAGCAGTAATATTACTTAAATTAGAACCATCTCCAAAGAATGCTGAAGCACATACTTTAGAACTTACATGCACATCTCCTTTAACTGTAACATTACCACCTAATGATACATTACCTCCAACATCTAATGTACCACCAACAGCAGCATTACCGGATACAGAAACATCATCTTCAAACTCAGCTTTGCCAGTTATATTAGTTGTGCCTCCTATAGAGACATTACTTGCTACTGTTAATGTACTTAATAAATTAACTGCACCACCTACACTTAATGTAGATGCTAAAGATGTAGCACCTTTTATTGTTGCAGTAGAAGATACATTTAATGTACCACCTACTTGTGCATTTGAAACTGATATATTACCTGTAATAGGTATACCTGTAATATTTGTACCATCACCATAAAATGCAGAGGCACATACTTTAGAGCTAACATGAACATCACCTTTTACAGTTACGTTACCTCCAAGACTTACATTGCCTCCAACATCTAATGTGCCACCTATAGAGGCATTACCTGAAACTCTAACAGCTCCTAAGAATCCTGCTGTACCTGATACAGTTGCTGTACTTAACATATTTACAGCACCACCTACAGATAAGGTAGATGCTAATGAAGCTGCTCCTGCAACTGTTACAGTGCCACCTAAATTAGTATTACCACTAACAGATATATCATCATCAAAAGTTACTGCATCACCAAATGTTTTATTTGTTAATGTATCAGTAGTAGATGTACCAACTAATGTTGCTGCACTTGTTGGAAGTGTTATTGTTATATTACCACTAAAAGAAGCATGTGGTGGAGCTTGTAAAGCTGCGTAATGTGCATTACCTGATTCACAATATAGTTTTATATTAGATTGTGTACCACCATTTTTAACTTGTATCTCACCACCAGATACCATAATATTACCACCAATAGTAGCATTGCCACCTATAGTAACATTATTAGTAACTATTAAACTAGATACAGATACATCACCAGTAAATACTAATCCTGTTAAATTAGAACCATCACCATGAAATGCACTAGCACAAACTTTATTTGCAACTGCTAATCCACCAGCTATAGAAGCATCACCTGATACTCCAAAGGTTTGTCCTACAAATAATGTGCCATCTATTTTAGCAGCATTTGTAGCTAATTGTAAAGATGAAGCACTACCATCACCATCTTCAATAGTGGTTAATGTAGTAGTAAAACCTGTATTAGTAGAAACACCTATTTTTACTAGTTGTTTATACGAATTACTTATTAATTTTCCTGTTAGTGTTGTCATATTGTATCCCACCTTCTACCACTTATTACGGAATCATCATTCCAAGTTATTTCTGTTTCATTCCATACTGCATTTCTACCAGTATTATCAGGTCTAGCATTTTTTATTGTTGGGTCTTCTCTAACATCTGGAACTCTATTTTGTGGATGATTTTTAAAATCATATTGACCATCATAATCTAAAGGACCAACAAGTAAACCATAACTGTTTAAACGCATAACTCTTCTAGGATAAACAAATCCACTTATATCACATACTGCTAATGCTTTTTTATTTGTTGCCATTAAATATATCTCAATCTAGGTTTAATCATAAGACTTGCTCTATCTTTATTATCTTCCATAGCTCTCATTAATAATTCTTCATAGTTTTGTTTTAATAATGCTAATCTTTCACCTGGTAATCCTGGTCTTTTTAATCCCATATAGTATGCAAGACCTGCAGTAAGACAAGGTAAAAATCTTACTGGAGCATCTGCATTTTGTTGAAATGATTTATCTGCATCTTGAACTTGGCGAATTGCCTCTACACCTAATACACCAGTAGACCTATCTGGTATAGGATAAAGATGTATGGTTGGATTATTAATATCTTTTTTAACAGCATATTGTGTTGGTCTACCTTTTTGGTCTTTGTTAGGTATTACATGATATTCTTCAAAAGATATTCTTTCTAATTTAGTTTCAACTGCAGAAGATGTTTCTTTGTATGTAACAAATAAAGCATCATTAACTGAGCTATCTAACGCATATGTTGTAGTGCTTGTGGCAACAGTTACTGCAGTTGTAAAGGTAGACCAAAGTAATACACCTCTATTTTGCCAGTCATTTAACATTAAATTAATAGAACGTCTAGCAGACTTAGGTTCATGTCCTAATGTCTGTTCACCACCTATCATTTCAGTAGCTTCTTGTATTACTTCATCAATATCTAAATTAAAATTAAATGTACCGGACTGTGCCATTATACGTTTCTCGCTTGTTTTAATTGTTTTTTAGCTGCTTTTGCTAATCTTGATTGCTCTGGTTTACCACCAAACTTAGCTCGTTGTTCTAATACAGTTAGTATCTGTATCTTTCTAGCATAAGGTTTTTTAATTCTTTTAACTTTAGCTATAGTTTTTTTTGCATCTGCTACAGTAGCATATTTAATACTTACTGTATCCTTTGGATTCTCGTCTGTATATAATCTACGACCAGAACCTTTAGGTTTTTTTCCTGTTCCTACTTTTGGGTCTTTTCTTTTCTGTTTTCTTGACATATTTTTTTACAATCTCTGATTGCCTCTTATGTAATCTAGAAGCCTTTTGTAATTGTTTTGATACTTTTTTAAGTGTTTTTACCATTTCTTTTTTATCCATCTATATGCTGCATAAGTTCCTAAACCAAGTATAATATATAATATTCCATCAAACCAAGATATACTGTGTGCTGTATTAATTAATTCAGGTGTTATATTCATTTCTTTTTACTCTTTTTTTTCTTTGCAAATGTTCTTACGTTTGTTGGTTTACCACCTACACCTTGTGCCTTTGCTCTTTTTCTTTTTACTGCACTGGTTATCTGTGACTTACTCATCCTACTTGCTGTAGCTCTTGGTACACATTTAGGATATTTTCTTTTCTTATCTTTAGCTAATTTACTTCTACCACAAGATTGAAACTTACCTTTTTTCTTTGGTGCACCTATATCTACCCAATCACCTTTAGGTCCTTTGCCAAACCATGCTGTAAGCCCACCTGTAGGTTTAGCCATTATGCACTCCTATATCCACCACCACGTTTCTTATAGGTGCGGACTAACCAAGCATTAGCATATGCACTTGGATAAACGTCAAACTTTCTTTTAGCTTCAGCTTTTACTCTAGAATATAAAGCAGGATTAGTTGGTTTAGAACCACTTTTTTTAGTTTTCTTTTTAGCAGCCATTATTTAACTCTTCCACCTTTGGCTCTATACTTAGATGTTTTACCACCAGCCATTTTTTTAACAATACCACCTTTGGCTTTGTACTTAGAGGTCTTTTTAAAACCTATCATACCTCCACCCATTTTTCCTACTGTGCCACCTTTAGCTTTGTATTTAGATGTTTTGCCACCAGCCATACGTTTTACTATTTTACCTGTTATTTGTGGTTTCTTTTTTTTAGGTTTTTTTTTAGTTGGAAATCTTTTTTCATTTTTTTTTATTTCTTCTTTTGTCATAGGAACTACTGATATCGGCATATTATTTCTCCTGTTTATATAAGTTATCAAATGTTGTATGAGCATCTGTGTAACTATCATGTATTTCTGCAGAATGAATATACTGACTTGGTATAAAATCCGGTGGACCTTCACCTGTTACCCATAAAGCAGGATTAGTTACTCTTACCCTGTTATTAGGTAATGCCACGATATTACCTGTCCATTTATCTGCATCTATTAATTGCAGTACGTGACTTTGTTTATGTTGAGCAGGGTCATCACTTATATAACTATCTGTATAATCAACAGTAAACATATAACGACCTTTGTAAAACTCACCACCTATTTTACAGTACCAGGGACTAGAACTTATTCTATCCATCACTATTATAGAATGACCTCTAGAGGAACAGTCCCAAGGTTGTGCTAAATGAGTATCCATTCTTTCAGGCATCTCTTCTAAAACTTCATCTGCCACTAAACTTGTTATTGGCATTCGTGCCCACATTGCACCACCGGTTACATTTTCTTCTTCATTAACTCCAGTAAAAACTACCTGGAAACTTAAGCATCTGTCTGGTAAAGTATTGACCGCAATCGCTAGTCCATGTAAATACTCACCATGATACATTTCATGATTGTGTGTAAACTCTTTTCTTACCCAACATTTGAAATGTGGTATATTACTAATTAAGTGTGAAATCTAGCATCTCCATCTTCTCCTCGCTTGTCTTAATCGTGAGTTAGGGTCTTTGGCTGCCTTTGGGAACTTTTTCATTTGTCCTGCTGACCTTGCACAAAAACTTTTTCTTCTTGCTGCTCTTTTACCTGTTGGTTTCTTTTCAGTAACTGCAGTCTGAAGTTTGCTTCCTGGATTTTGCCTCCTATATTTTGCGACACCTTTTGCTGTAAGACCTGCTCCTTGCTTAGTGGGTCTTTTGTCGCCACTCTTAATAGACATGCCTTTCATGCCTTTGCCCTTTTTCTTTTTCTTCTCCTTGGGCATTTTAAAAACCTTTATATAAACTTGCTATTAAAGAACCACCATTTGATTTTTCAAATATACTTTTACGTGGTGTTTTACCTTTTATTATTTTATTATTTTCATAAACTCTTTTAACTATTAATCTTGGTTTAGGGTCAGAACTATCTTTTCTTTTATTTACATAATTAAAACTATCTTTAAACTTCTTTGTATTTTTTAATAAGTCTTTAGCCTCTGTTAAATTTTTAGCTTTTATAGTAGCAGTATTTAATCCACCAGAAGTAGTCTCTCCTACTTTTTTACCTTGTCCTCCAATCTTAGCACTACTATGACTAAAATCTATTTTATAATTTTTTAATCCTTTACTAGCACCACCTTTAAAACCAGCATCAGATAATCTTTTAGATAAAGGGTCTATTTGCTTTATCTTTTTTTCCATGTTACCCTTTTAAATTTTTAACGTCTTTAGTATTAGTAGTAAAAGATTCACCTTGTGGGTATTCAACATCTGATACAGCTTCGATTGGTCCTTTAGTCTGAGGTCCACTTCTTGCTTTACCATAACCTTGTCCAGTTGGTCTACCTACAATATCATTTAAATCATACTTTTTGATGGTTCTACCTTGACCACCTTCTATAATTGTTTTACCTATAAACTGTCCCATT